CTAAAATCTATCCAGTCTGGAAAGAAAAAATTCAATCTATGTCATACATTTTTCAAAATGACATAGATTTTTTATTGAAAGAATCTTCATTTGAAGATATATTTAAAGTAACAGCTACTCATCCAATAATAATAAAAAAGTATTTGTCTAAAGAAATAACACTAGAGACTTTAGTTATATTAAATAAACTTTTGTCTTATATAAAAGATTTCGATAAACAAATATCAGACCCATTAATATGGCCAGAATTAAAAAGGAAGGTAGTAAAATACGAACCTTTCCTCTCAGTTGACAAGTCTAAATATAGAAAGATACTCTTAAGTAAACTCAGCTAATGTCTTTTTTTGAACAAGAACTAATTAGAAATGAATTGGAAGAAATGATGAATCTCTACAATGAGATTCGTGAATCTTTGTCTTCGCAATTGAAACAAACATTAGAAGAAAAGAAAGAGTGTTTAACTAAACTTGAACGTCTAGTCGAGCTTCAAGAATTTTTATATTTCAGAGCAAAATATTCAGATGATTCTGAAGCACAAGATTTTGCTGATATGTTAAGGCAATCTGCAATCTTACTTGGAATTTCTCCAGGAACTGATTTGTCTCAAATTTTTTCTCATATGAAAGAAGACATCGCAGCAGCCAAATCAAAGCTTGACAAGCCCGACTGAACGTGCTATCATAATCATGTATTCGGTGGACAACGCTGAATCCAAACAATCCAACTAATCCTTTTAATACGGAGAATCCAATGTCATTTGCAACTCTAAAGCGTAACTCATCTACTGTGTTTGAAAAGCTAACACAAGAGATTGAAAAAATGTCATCAACTGAAGGTTCTAGTGATGACCGTTTTTGGAAGCCTGAAGTAGACAAGGCTGGTAATGGTTACGCTGTAATTCGTTTCCTTCCTTCTAAGGAAGAAGGTGCTCTTCCTTGGGCAAAGCTTTATTCACATGCTTTCCAAGGTCCTGGTGGCTGGTATATCGAGAACTCTCTAACTACTCTCAACCAGAAAGACCCAGTAGGAGAGCTAAACCGCCAACTCTGGAACAGTGGTACTGAAAAAGATAAGGAAACCGCTCGCAAGCAAAAGCGTAAGCTATCTTACTACAGCAACATTTATGTAGTAAAGGACCCTGCTCATCCTGAAAACGAGGGCAAAGTATTTCTTTACAAGTATGGTAAAAAAATTCACGATAAAATTATTGAAGCAATGCAACCTGCATTTGCTGATGAAACTCCAGTAAATCCTTTTGACCTTTGGACTGGTGCTGATTTCAAACTCAAGATTCGTAAGGTTGACGGTTATTGGAATTACGATAAGTCTGAATTTGCTTCCCCTGGTGTTCTTGCAGATTTTGATGATGACCAACTAGAAAAGGTCTACAATAAAATTCATGACCTATCGGAGTTTACTTCTTCCAGTAACTTCAAAACATATGAAGAACTACAAACCCGTCTGAATGCAGTTCTCAATGCTCCCGCTGCTTCTAGGTCTCGTGTAGATGCAGAAACAATGGAAGAAGAAGAGACCATTCTTCAAGAAAGTTCTCGTCCTACAGTTACTTCCCGAGTAACTTCTGATGATGACGAAGATGATACTCTGAGCTACTTCGCTCGACTTGCCGAAGAAGACTGAGCTATATAAAAAAATTGGGGGCGTAAGCCCCCTTTTTTAGTATCAAATATCTGGAAGTCTTACTCCAAGCTCATCAATATTATACTCGGTATCATATGCAAATAGTTTAGAAATTTCATCTTTCATTTTTGATAGATATTGCTTCTTGATTAAAAATATTTCTTTCTTCTTTTCATTCTTATCATATTCAAAATCTCTATTGGTTACTCTATTTAATACTTGAGAACCAGTTAGAGTTTTTATTACACCTCCATCATCATATGTAAATGAATATGTTGGGTAATATGTTGGAGAAGATTGTGCAGGAAGACCCTGGTTTGATTCAATAATAACTCCTCCTGGTAATAAGATAACTCCAGAATTATTTTTTATTTGATAAGTTTCCCAATGTTTTACATCATTTTGTTTGTTGCCATATTTTTTATTAATAGCTGTGTCTAATTCTACTGCATCAACTGGCCAATCATTATTTAAATCAATAATATTGTTTAGTAGTAGAATAGTCCAATACCATTCAGTAGAATCATACTTATCATATGATATTGATTCAGGGGTTTCTCCTTCTTTAATAGTATATCTAACAGAATTAATATATAATGAGTTTAAATTATCTCTAAATCTAACTCTGCGAAATAAATTTTTAGATAATTTTGCTCCTCCTTTTATTTGAGGATAATATACATTTGGTTGCGAATCAAAAAACATTTTAGTATCCTCCCTCTCCAGTTCCGAATTCTGCTACTTCTGCTCCAGTAATAATTTCTGTTTCTTTAAAATCTAGTTGTAGATTATATGCAATTGGAGCTGGTCCTAAACTGTTTGAATAGTGTGTTGCCCATACACCATCGGGAGTATAGTTCACACTGATATTAGTTAGCACACAAGGTTTAATTTTAGGCAATGTTTTGATTTCATTTTTATCTTCATTATATACCCACTGCAATCTAAAAATTCTTGGTACACTTAGCCATCTGTCACTAAGTTCATTAAAAGTGTTTCCTTCTTCTCCTTCAAATGCAGAAGTTCCACTATAATTTGGAAGTGCATAGAAACGTAATGTTTTAATTATATTATCAATTTTAATTTGCTCTGACTCATTTCTAGGAACAAGTTTCCAGGTAAAACTAAAGTTCCTCATATTAACACCACGGAAAATTTGTTCCTTGTATGGATTTAAAACTTTTCCTGCTATTCCTTGAGTCAATGCTTCACCAGTAAATCCAATATTTTTTTCACTTAATTTACTTAATAATAATCCAGCTAGACCATTTTGTGCTAGTGTAGTTAAACTATTTGCAATCTGATCTGCATTTGAATCAGTAAATCCTTTTGCAACTGAAGGTAAAATCTTTCCCATTGCTCCAAGATTTTCTTCACTCCAATCCATACTATCTGAATAATTTAATCCTTCTGGTACTGGAAGGAGTACTGTTGCAAGAGATTTTTTTGCTTTTGCTCCCGCAGATAACTGAACATTACTTAAAGTACCTTTATAGGAAGCAGAAGTTCCTGGCTTAGAACTAGAAGATTCACTTACTGCAATACCACCCAATCCAGATTGAGTCATTGGAGTAAAATCAACAATATCAATCTTCAATAAATCATACTTGGCAATAGTATCTGGCCAATATAATTTTTTACCAAATTTTCCTACGTTACCCTCACTATCAGAAGGCGGGGCGTAACTTTTTGAACCAGATGCCATAAATAGTAGGTATAGAATGACCTTTATAAACTATTTATGAGTACTTTAAAGGGAAGATTCACCCCTAAAAATATTCATAAGTATAAGGGGGACTATAGAAATATAATTTATAGATCATCATGGGAACTTAAATTTATGAAGTACTGTGATGAAAAACCCTATATTCTTGAATGGGGAAGTGAAGAAATTGTAATTCCTTATAGATCTCCTTTGGATAATAGAATTCATAGATATTTTGTTGACTTCTATGTTAAAGTCAAAGACTCTAATAATAACATCAACAAATATCTTATAGAAATAAAACCAAAAAAGCAAACGGTAGAACCTAAAATTCCTAAACGTAAAACTAAAAGTTATGTTTATGAAGTAACTGAATATGTAAAGAATCAAGCCAAATGGTCTGCTGCTGAAGATTTCTGTTTAGATCGAAATTGGAAATTTATGATATTAACAGAAGATAACTTAAAAGTATGACTTCACCTTTTAAAAAATTAGTACCTAGATCTGCTTCTAATATTAGGGGTGGAGATAATGTAACAACAGGATTTTCTCAGCTTGATCTTAGTGGAAATATATTTTCTGATATTCGTAAATTAGCCAGAGGTAAATCTAGAAGCTATACTTGGTATAGAGATAATGTACGAATGGTATCAAGTAAGAGTGATATATATAAAACGTTATCTACTTGTAATGATACATTGCTTCCAGTTGGAGGTAAATTATATTTTTTTGAATACAATGCAACTTGGGCAAGAAAATTAAAATACTATGACGAGTTTCCCTTGGTGTATATGCTTCAAGGAGGACCTAAATTTTTTGGAGCAAATTTACATTATTTGACATATTCAAAACGAGTGCAAGTTATAGAGAGTATATTAAATGGAACACCAACAATTCCTAAACAGTGCTTTCATAATTATGTTTATGAAGGTCTTGACACGCCATTATTTGAAATAAATACTGATGATTGGAAAACAGCAATCTTCATACCAAATGAAAGTTTTGTTACAAGGAGAAGAGGATTGTATCAAAGAGTAAGTAAATCTTTTGTTTGGGGAGATAGTAGTCAATGAGCACACAAGCATTTAATATTAATTTAGGAACATTTAAAGAATTTAGTTCTTATGTTAGTAAGTTCGGATTTAGTATTACAAATTTCTATGATGTTCATTTTGATTTAAATAATAATACTGGAAATTTAAATAATATATTTAAAAGAATTCCTGGAGGAAATTCTATTTCATTAAATGATACTGATACATTTAATGTAAAAGGATTAATGAGATTTTATGCAGAGGAATGTTCAATCCCTGGATTTCAAATTTCTACAGGAGAATATAGAATAACCAATAGCCCACAATTAAAATATGCATATGGAATTGTAAATAATGAAATTACATTTTCATTCATTGGAGATGCTAATTCAGATATTAGAAAAACTTTTGATGCTTGGCAAAGTTACATTTATGCTCATAATATTCCAACTAGACTACAACCTTCTGCTGGGTTTTTAAATGTAAATCAGCAACAAAACTTAGGAAGAACTAGATATAGAGATGAATATGTTAGTGATATTGTAGTTGTTAAATTTGAAAGAGCAGGAACTTTTGATGTAACAAATAGAGAGCAAGTAGGTCCTGGACTATTAAGAGGTGGGGCTTATATGAAAGCCAATGAGATAATCCCTGATTATATTAGAACTTCATCTGATGAAGAAATTATTTCAAATTTTAAAAAGGCAAAACCTTTATATTCTGTAAGATTGATGAATGCATTTCCAACCAACATATCTTCCATTCCACTTTCAAGCGGAGCATCAGAATTAGTTAAGGTACAAGTAACATTTGAATATGAAACTGCAGTAACAAGTGCTCACAATAATGGTACTGTTCAGGGTAGTATTGAGACAATTATCTAAAACCTACCTAAATAATTTCAAATTATGTTGTAGTTTTATACTATGCCTTTACCAAAATTAACTGCCCCAACATATGAGTTGGAACTTCCTTCTACTGAAGAAAAAATTAAATATAGACCATTTCTAGTAAAAGAGGAAAAAATTCTTCTTCTTGCTATGGAATCTGAGGATGAAAAACAAATGACTAACGCAGTTAAAACCATTCTAAAAAATTGTGTTCAGTCAAAAATTAAAGTCGATGATTTAGCTACATTTGATATTGAATATTTGTTTTTAAATATTCGTGCTAAATCAGTAGGCGAAGAAATTGAAATTCAAGTAACATGTCCTGATGATGAAGAAACTATGGTTCCTGTGAAAATTAATGTTGAAGATATTAAAGTTCAAAAATCTAAAGAACACAATAGAATAATTCAACTTAATGATACTGTATCAGTTGTTATGAAGTATCCTAGCATGGAAACTTTTGTAAAGACTAATCTATCTTCTTCTAATAATGCAGAAGATGTATTTGAAATTGCTTCTTCTTGTATTGACCAAGTTATTGATGGAGAAGAAGTTTATGAAGTTAAGAGTTTTTCCAAGAAAGAAGTTTCCGACTTTATGGAAAGTATGGATACATCACAGTTTCTAAAGATTCAAGAATTTTTTGAAACTATGCCAAAACTTTCTCATACTATTAAAGTAACAAATCCAAATACTAATGTAACTAGTGATGTAACTTTAGAAGGACTTGCTAATTTTTTCGGCTAGCCCTAGCCCATGAAACTCTAGAGAATTATTATAGAATTAATTTTATATTAGTTCAACATCATAAATGGAGTTTGACTGAAGTTGAAATGATGTTACCATGGGAAAGGGAAGTGTATGTACAAATGCTAACTGATTACATTGAAGAAGAAAACAATAGAAATAAACCAACCCAGTCATTATAATAAATGGCACAAATTAAACCATCAATGAAATCATTTGGTCAAGCATTAGCAGGCCAAAAATTAAAGTCTACATACATAAATCCATCAGCATTTACTTCAAGTACTGCTGTTATGAGTGCTCCTGGAATGACATCACCAGGGGCATTTTCTGCTGTAGAAACAAAAGAGTTATCTTTAATTAAAAATAATTTAACTTTATTGTTAGCAATAGAGAAAAAGTACACTGATTTTCTTGGTGACAAAATTGTAAAATTTGCTCGAAGTGAGGAAAAAACTAAATTAAAAAAGAGAGAATCTTCACAGGAAACGAAAGATAAAACACAAAAGAAAGCGAAAAATAATCCTGTTGTAAAAGGAGCAATGAAGGGTCTTGATGGACTCATTGGCTTCTTTGGTGATTTATTTAAATGGTTTATTGGGTATAAGATTGTTGAATGGGTAAGTAAACCAGAGAATACAAAAAAGATAAAAGACTTTGCAAATTTATTTCTTGGTATATTTAAATTTGTAAGTAATGTTGTAGGATTTGGAATTGATAAAATAATGAGTGGCCTTAGCCACTTAGTAGATGGTGGTGGCATTACAAGAGTATTTGGTGCTCTTGAAATGATTGTTGGGTTCTTTACCTTAAAGTGGTTATTGAATCCCACTAAAATAATTTCCGACATCAAAATGATTGGATCACTTTTCACAAAAGTGATACCAAATACTATAAATGGAATTTTAAATTTCTTTACAAATTTAATTCCTACTGCAGCAACTCAAGCAGCAGATACTGCAATTACCGAAGGAATAAAAGGTGCTGCAGCAGCAGGAAAAGAAGCTGCAAAATCTGGGGCACAACAAGTTACGGAACAGGCTGCAAAGTCTGGAGGAAAGGCTGCGACTGAAGCTGCAGTTAAAGGTGGAGGAAAGGCAGCAGCAAAAGGTGTAGCAAAAGTTTCTGGAAAATCTTTACTGAAAAAGCTTCCTGTAATAGGTGCTGTAGCAGGAGGGGCGTTTGCGGTAGATAGAGCCTTTAAAGGAGATTGGGTAGGAGCAGGCATGGAAGCCGCTTCTGGGGCTGCTGCGTTGCTTCCTGGCTGGGGAACAGCAGCTTCATTGGGCATTGATGCAGCACTAGTAGCGAGAGACCTTGCAAAGGAAAAGGAAAAGGAAGAAAAGAAATTACCAAAATTAGCTAAGGGTGGGATTGTAACTAAGCCTACTAAAGCTATAGTTGGCGAAGCTGGACCTGAAGCTATCTTACCATTAGATAAATTATCGTCATTTACAGGAAAGGGATTTGAAGGAGATATCTCTAAGATAATTCCTAAATTTATGAAGATGTTGACTATACCATTTACTCTAGTAGGATCTGGTATTATTGCATTAATGTCTTCTTCGTTATCTATGATTCCTGGCATTGGTCCTTTGATGATGCCATTGATTTCCAGCATTGCTTCTACATTTGGTATTCCAACATCAATAGTAAAAGGAGTTTCTAAATTTACTAAGTCTCCAATAAAAACTTTATCAGAAAAGGCATCTGATATTGGTAAGATATTTGGAGGAAGAGATCCTAGAATATCAAAACAAAAAGGAAGTAAATTTAGTCCTTCACAGGATACTTCAGTAAGAGGACTACTTGCTAATATTCTTGGTGCTTTAGTAAGTAAAAATTCTACATCAGCAGACACTTCTACTGCTGCTGCTCCTGCAAGTGGTGGAGGCGGCACTCCTGCAGGTGGAGGTGGCGCTGGAGGGGGAGGAGCTGCACCTACTGGCGCAGATACAGTAAAGGATTCCATTCAAAAAGCTGGAGGATTCCGTGAAGATGGTACATTGAAAGGAGTTACTGGACAGGAAAAGGTTGTAGCAAATACTCGTGGAGGAGGAACATTAAGAGAGTATTCTCCAGGTGGTGGTCTAAAGCCAGTAATTAATGGTGATAGAAAATATTGGTATAATGCAGCAGGAGATGTATTCAAATGGGAAAAGCCTGGGGACCCATTAACAGATATTACTTCAAATAGATTATTTGATGCAAATACTCTAGGTGGTCCATTAGTTAGAATTCCCTCTACAGGAGAAGTTAAGATATTAAAAGGAATGTTTGGTGCAGACCAAACTGCAATCGGAATGTACAATTATGAACTTGGAAAGATATTAAAACAAAGAGGTAAAACTCATCCTAGAAGTGGAAAGAAATTATCTCCAGATGTATGGGAAACTCCAGAAAATGGAAAGTATGGAACCCTTGCAAAGTTTATCCTTGGAGGTGGGCGTATAAATGGTTCTGGTGTAGGAGATAAGTATCCTGCATTACTAGAGAATGAAGAATATGTATTAAATAAAAATGCAGTTGCAGGATTAGGAGGACCAAAAGAATTAGATAAGATTAACTTTGGAATGTTCCCTAGATTTGGTTCTTCAAAAATGGCTCAAGTTATGAGACATGAAGCTAAAGCTAGTGGTGATGGAAGACCAAAAACAAGAAAGTTCCAGATTGGAGGAACTGCAATATTAGAAGGTGCGAAAAAGATAGCTGGTATGGGTAAAGGCGTATCAAATATGTGTGCTGTAACAACTAGAGCTGCATTGAAAGCTGCTGGACATCCTGCTGCAGGAAAAATTACGCAAAAGGGAGATTTAGATTCAGAGGGCACAAAATATAATGGAGAAAGGTATGCAGCTTCATTTGCAGGTAGTGATATGGGATCTGTAATCAAGCAATCTTCTAATCTTCAAGCAGGAGATATTGTATTGTGGAAAGGTGGAAACGGATATCCTTCTGGTGCAATTACTCATGTTGGAATTAAAGGAGAAGGAAATGATTTATGGCACCATGGAGTTTCTGCTGGATTTAGAAAAGCTAGTATGTATACTAGCTCCAATGGTCAAACATTTGCTGCTGGAATTAGATTAGGTGGTTCTGGAATTATTGATGGTGCGGCACCTTCTGCTACAGGACAAGAAACCGAAGTATCTTGGAGCGAAATTGCTAAAGACTTGAGTGCATTATATAAAGGCTTGACTGGAACTTCTGCTCCAGCAGCACCAACATTACCAGCTCCTGCTCCATCAGTACCTGCATCTTCTACTAGATTACAACAAGCACAGCAAGCATCAAATCAAGCAAAAGCAAATCAAAGAACTGTAGCTGCTTCTGCTGGCAAACCAGGAGGAAATGTAGTAAGTCTTTCCCAGGGAACTAATGTTATCAATCAATCTAGTGTTGAAACTTTAGCTCCTGCTTTAGGAAATACTCTTCCTCCAACTCCTTTAACTGTATTCCCAACCGCACCATAAGATGGCAATTTCTTCTCCTATAAAACCATCTACATTTTTAATTCCTGCTAGGTTGCGAGAATTAAGAAGTATAACTTCATTGTCTAAACAATTATATATTGAAAAGAAAAATAGATTTTTATTAGAAAAACGTTTATACAAATTAGAACAAAAAGCTCGTGAGAGATCTGAATTACAAGAAAGAGAATCTTCTCAGGAATCAAAAAGAAAATTATCAGTAAAAGATTCTGCTAAAAAATTTGTCAGAGACAAGGCAACAAGTCTTGGCTCATTCCTATTTGATTTATTGCAATTTTTTATAACATATAAATTGGTAGAGTGGGTAGGAAAGCCAGAAAATTCTAAGAAAGTATTATCTATAGTAAAAGCATTAAAAGGAATTTTTGATTTTATCAATTGGTTTGTTACTGGAACTATTAATAATGCATTCAGTGGATTGCATAGTGTCATATTTGGCGAAAATTTACTAGAAAGATTTTTAGGATTTTTCAGATTAGTAGTAGGACTCTTAGGATTTAGATACCTCTTACGACCAGGAAAATTATTTAAAGACTTAGGATTTGTATTAAAAAATAGTGGAAAAATATTAGATGTATTTAACTCATTCCGAAAGTCTGGATTAAAAGAAGGGTCTGAAAAAATACTTAAGAACCTTCCTAAGACTGCTGCCGTCTTTAAGCACGGATTAACCAGAGGAATTTCTAGAGCACTTATAAAAGTGTTTGGAAAGGGTGGAGTTAGATTATTTGCAAAGATTTTTGGTCCAGTATTTGGTGGTATAAAGAAAGCAGTTTTAGGACCAATTAAATCTATCGCCACTAAAACTGTTGGAAAGGTTCCTATTGTAGGTCCACTATTGGATCTCGGAATCAATTTAATTCTTGGGGATCCATTAGATAAAGCTTTAGTAAAAGCTGCTGGATCTGCATTGGGTATGGGTATCGGAGGAATTGTAGGTTCTGCACTTCCTGGTCCTGGTACAATTGTTGGTGGTGCATTAGGTGGATTGATTGGAGATTGGGCAGCGGATAAACTATATGGTTGGCTAAAAGGATTATTCACTAAAAAAGAAGATCTTCCTCAACTAGCAGTTGGAGGAATTGTAACCCAGCCAACTAAAGCAATTATTGGTGAAGCTGGACCTGAGGCTGTCATTCCACTTCCACAATTATTATCTGGATCAATTTTCTCTGCTCCATTTTCTGCACTAGCAGCTTCTTTAATTGGAGGAGTGAATGCTGTATTATTTTCCATGGGTCCTGTTGGAAATGCAATTCGTCCATTTGCTCAACAATTGTTTGCTCCATTTGTACGTGAATTTGGAATAAAAAGATTTACATTTACTTCTAACTTAGGAAATACTATTATAGATTCTGTAACACTTTCTGGCAAAGCAGAAGCATCTGAAAATAAAGAATTAGAAAAAATTGTAGGAAAAAATAAATCTTTAAATCTAATTTCTGATTCAAAGAAGGATAAGAAAGCAAGGTATAATAGTGGTAATACTATCAGAGAAATACTTGCAGATATATTTAATAATATAATTAATTTAGATCTAACAACTTCTGGTGGTCCAGGAGCTGGTGGTCCAGGAGGTGGTGGAGGAGGTGGTGGTGCATTAACCGCTGCTGAATTAGATGCAATCAAAGCATCTTCTGCAGATAAAAGAGCTGCAGCACACTTAGCAACATTGGAAGCATCTGCACCACAACATGTTGCAGATGTTTATCAGGTTATTCTCAATAGAGCTGCAGGACAAAGTGGAGGAATTCCAGCTGTAATTACTGCAAAGGAACAATTTACTCCATACTCTGCGGCATTATATGGAGGTAGTCCTGGAGATTCAGCAGCAAGTTCAAAATATGGTAAACTTGGATTAACTAAAAAAGAACTTTTTGAACTTGCTAGTAATCCAGATGGAATTCAACAATTAACAAATAGATTCCAGGCTGGAAATCCTAAAATTGCTGCTCAAGTTCTTGCAGATTTTGAATCTAATGGACCATTATCTCAATCATCGAAAAAATTTGTTGGAGGAGCACAATATTTTCTTGGATACGGGGCTAAGGGTGGAAGAAGAAGACCAGATGGAGGAAACTGGTTTAGAGATAGATATCAACTTGGTGGTGTAGTTGCTACTCAAGGAGTTGGAGATACTGGACCAGGATATACTATTCAGGGTGCAAGTGATCGACAAGGAAGGCCAGTAGTATTCTCTCAATCTGCGGCAAGTGCATTTTATAAAATGATGAGAGACTCTGGTGGTGTAGTAAAACCATCAGATGTTGCAAGTAGTAAGAGAAGTCCTAAAAAGAATACTGATGTGGGCGGAGCTACAAGATCTAAGCATCTATATGGAATTGCTATGGATATTCATGGTGCTTCTGAAAAGTGGATAAGAAAACATGGTGCAAAGTATGGATGGATGGCGAATGATTATCCAGGATCTCATGGAGGACATTTTGAATTTGGTGGTCAAGGAATACAACCTTCAAATGCATCCACACAAACTCAAGAATCTTCAACTGGAGATACTTCCGCTCCACCTGTTACATGGCAAGAAATTGCCAAGGATTTAAATGCTTTATACAAGGGATTAACAGGAATACCTAAAACAGATGCAGCTTCATTGCAAAGAAAGAGTATGGATATGGTACAGGCACAAAATATTGTTCCTACTGCATTTAATTCCGATACATATATTATAGCTCCTCCAACTACTATAGTAAGTTCTACAAGTGTAGTTGGACCAATGCCACAACAAACTTTTAATATGAACACTTCATTCGCAGCTTTCGATAGCTCATCAAATTATCTACAAAGTAGACTATAATGCAAGCAAAATTTTCTGGAGATTTTTCTCTAAAAACAGTAAAATTATTTCCTGTAGTTCTTGATGGAACTACTTCTGATAGCAAGTATCTTGATATAAAAGAGCTTGTTCAAGAAATTTCAATATATGAAAGTGTAATATCTGCAAGTTTATATTGTCAACTAGTAATAACTGATATTGGTGAGAACTTAATTAGTTCTTTGCCATTGATGGGACAGGAAAGAATTGAGTTTGAAATCTCTACTTCTACTGCAGAATATGTTCTGAATTTTTACTTATATAAAATTGATGGTAGAGTAATGCAAGAAAAGAACCAAGCATATGTTATGCATTTAGTTAGCTTGGAAGCATTACATAATGAATCAACCAGAATAATGGAAAGAGTTGATGGAATTAAATCACATGATTTCTTGAAAGAAAAATTAACAACTCAAACTGGTAGTGGAATTTTCACAAAGAAAAAATTTGAATTTGACGAAAGCTTATATCCTTTTAATATGTACGTTCCTAATTGGAGATTATTTGATACTGCTATATGGATGGCAAGAAGAAGTGTTCCTGTTGGATTTAAAAATTCTGTAGGATATCTATTCTATGAAACTATTGATGGATTTAAATTTAAATCTATAGATGCATTATATCGCCAAGAAAGCTATCCAAGTAATAATATAAAATATACATTTACCCAAGCTAATACAGGAGCGAAAGGAACAACTCAAAACAATTTTAGAATTTTAAATTACTCATCTCCAAAA